TTAAGGAATTCTTAAAGAAGATTAAAAAGATGAACTTAGGTCTTCAAGATGATTTTAAAGAACATATCAATTTTCATAACAATGTTTATTCATTCATGAAAGGTGGTCTTCATACAGAAAACAAACCTGAAATATTTGAAGCAGATGATGAATATGAAATAATTGATTGGGATGTTAGTTCATACTATCCAGCTATTATCATCAACAATGGTAAGTTTCCTGCCCATTTAGGAAAAGAATTCTTATTAGGGTATAAACAGATGTTTGATAAAAGATTGGAGCTTAAACCGCTTGCTAAATCAGATAAAAGAATAAAAGGTATTGTAGGAGCACTTAAATTAGCAGTTAACTCTGTTTATGGTAAGAGTTCTGATATGCAAAACTGGATATACGATAGACAACTAACAATGTTTACTACTATTACAGGTGAACTTAGTTTGATGATGCTCATTGAAGAATATGAACTAAATGATATACATGTAATATCTGCTAACACAGATGGTGTAACAATTAAAATCAAAAAAGATCTTATTTCAAAAATGCATGAAATCAATACTTGGTGGTCCGAACTAACTCAATATGAATTAGAACGTACAGATTATAGTAAGATTATATTTAGTACAGTGAATGATTATTTAGCAATTAAAACTGATGGAGAGATTAAAAAGAAAGGTGATTTCCTTACTGACTTTGAGCTTCATAAGAACAAATCAGCGAGAATTGTTCCTATTGCTCTTGAGCGTTATTTTGTTAATGGTGATAGTGTGGAGCATACGATTAGTTATCATACTAATATTTATGATTTTTGTATAAGACAAAAAGCTTCAAGAGATTTTCATTATGAAGGAATTGATAGAAGCACAGGAGAAACAATTGTATTTAATAAGTTAATAAGATATTTCATCTCTGAAGAAGGAGTAAAATTGCTTAAACTTAAAAATGAAAGTTGTCAAACCAGAGCTGCTAAGATTAGTCAAGTAGAAGCTGGAGAATGGTTAGCTACAGTTTGTAACTTCTTACCTAAGAAAACAAGAGTAGAAGGTATGGATTATAAATATTACATTGAAAAAGCTAATAGAATTATTAACAAAATTGAAACAGGAGGTAGAAAACGTATGGCTATTGTAGATCCTGCTCAATTAAATTTATTTGAGTTATGACAAAAATAAATCGTGAGAACATTAATGATCATCTCATTGAATACCAATTAAATATGATTGGTAAGACTATGAATGAAGCAACTTCTGATAAGAAATGGTATTATAATAATACTATGACAAAGAAGCAACATGAGGAATTTAGAGCATATGCAATTCCTTTATTAAAGAAGACATTTAAATTTAATAAAAGTAAAGCTGAACAAACATTCAGTAGGTTCGATTTAACATTTGGACTGAGATTAAAAGAAGAAAACTAAACATTAATTAAAAACAAGTAGAATTATGGAAGCAAGTACATTACAAACTTTATTTATTGTATTACCAGTAGCTGCATTAGTAGCAGTTATATTATTACTAATATTTGGTAGATCGACTGATACAGTCACATTCAACATTGAGTTAACTGATCAAGAAGAGGATATTCCTCAAGTTCCAGAACCAGAACCAGTAGTAGCACCAAAAAGAAAATATAAAAAACGTGTTAAAAAAGCATCTGCACCAGCTGCTGAAATCACACCTGCTATCAAAAAAACTGTTGGAAGACCTAAAAAATCTAAATAATGGATTGGTTACTTCAAGATTGGGAATATGAACACTCCAGAGATGAAATATATGCTATGGAGAGAAACCATCAAATTGAATTAGAGTGGCAACAGTGGGAAGAAGAACAGGCTAATAAAACAAGAAAGCCTGCAATAATCAAAGTTTTAACACCAATAAAAGATGAAATTACACATATCTCCTCAACAGTTCGAGGAACTCATCAAAAGAAGTTATAACCTAGATATCATTTACTTATTAAAGATGATAGAGGAACAATATGACATCACTCCTTTATATAAGGATAGTATGAAAATTGGATCCCTTTATCAATCTTTAATAAGGAAAGGATTGATAACAGAAACAGATGATAAATTAACTGTTTTAGGTAAAGATCTTCTAGAATTCGTAGGAACAACAGATTCGAAAAAAATAATAAAACGAAAGCCTGCTACTACAGATTTTGAAGAATGGTGGAAGAACTATCCTGGTACTGATTCATTTGAATATAAAGGAAAAGTCTTTAAAGGCACTAGAGCAATAAGGAAAGGTAAAGATGAATGCAGATTAAAGTTTGATAAGATTATATTAGAAGGAGAATACACTGCAGCAAAACTAATTGATGCATTGAAATATGAAGTGTTACAAAAGAAAGAAACTTCTGCTGCTACTAATACTAACAGGATGACATTTATGCAAAATAGCGTTACCTATCTAAATCAAAGAGCATTTGAAGCTTATATAGAATTAATTAATGAAGGTGCAACAATAGAAGAAGCACCTAATAAACCAGAGGGAGGTACAGATATATGACACCAAAAGAACAAGCATTTCATTTATATTTTAAATGTTGTAGAGAAGTGACTGCTGATAACAATAAAGCAAAAAAATGTGCAATGATAACAGTAGATGAATTAATTAAAGAAACTGGTTCTAAGTATTGGTATGACGTAAAATCAGAAATTAACAAATTATGAGTTTTGACTTATTAAAAGCAGAAGTAGAAAAAGGTCTTGCTGATAAGAATGGTGGTATACCTATGGGATTTGACAGACTTAATCGCTATGTTGGTATTAGAAAAGGTATGTACTATCTTATTGGAGGAAACACTGGTTCTGGTAAAACATCTTTCATAGATGATGCATTTGTACTTAATCCTATTGATTGGGCTCTATCTAAAGAAGGAAAAGCTTCAGGTATCAAACTTAAAATTTGGTATAGATCTATGGAAAGAAGTAGGACATATAAAATGGCTAAATGGGTAACTAGGAAGATATTTATAGATCAAGGAATTCTTCTTCCTGTAAATAAGTTACTTGGTTGGACAGATAAAATGACTAAAGATGAACATGATTTGTTTTTACATTATGAAGACTACATGCGAGAACTTGAAGAATGTATAACGATCATTGATGGTCCAGAGAATCCTGTAGGAATTGCTAAAGAACTAAAAGAGTATGCATTAGCGAGAGGAACTATTGAAAAAATAGATAAATATAATAGTATATATATTCCTAATGATCCTAATGAAATAACAATTGTAGTGATTGACCATATTGGATTATTGAAGACTACTAAAGATCAACCAACTAAAAAAGAAGCTATTGATAAAATGTCTGATGAACTAAGGTATGCCAGAGATTTCTATGGGTATACACCTGTTGTTGTAAGTCAGTTTAATAGATCTATTTCTAATCCAATGAGAATTAAGAATGGTGATGTTGAACCTCAACTAGAAGATTTTGCAGAAAGTTCATCTACACAGAATGATGCTGATGTTGTAATGGCTTTATTTGATCCTATGAGATATAAGGTACCAGATCCTTCTGGATATAACCTAGATAAGCTTAAGGATGAATTTGGAGCTAAATATTTCAGAAGTGTTAGAGTGATTAAGAATTCCTATGGTGAAGATGATCTTAGAATAGGATTAGGATTCTTGGGTCAAGTTGGTATGTTCAAAGAGTTGAAAAGAAAAAAGGACATGACTGATGATGATTATGCAGCAGTTATTAACAAATCATATTTTTTAAGATGAGTTTAGATGTATATTTAACAAGGAATTATCACGTCACATATGATGGTGGTAAAACATTAGAAGAAAAAGAAGAAGAATTGTACAGTGCAAATATTACACACAATCTTGGTGAAATGGCTGATAAAGCAGGAATTTATGAAGCTTTGTGGAGACCTCATAGACTAAGAGAAGTATATGATATTTCTGAAGATGATCATTTTGCAGAAAGAGAATATGAAGATTCTGTAACAATATTAGCAAAAGATATAATTCCCTACTTAGAGAAAGGATTAGAAAAGCTAATATCAAAACCAGATTATTATGAAAAGTTCAATAGTCCTAACGGTTGGGGAATGTATGAACATTTTGTACCATTTGTACAAGATTATTTAACTGCATGTAAGCATTTTCCTGAATCAATTGTAAATGTAAGTAGGTAATATGACAATAAGAGATGAACGACAGAAAGAATTTGCTGATGTGTGGTTAAACGAAGGTAGACGTGGTATATTAAATCTATGTCCAAGATTTGGAAAGATTAGAACTAGTATAAACATATTGAAACAACTTCCTAAAAAAAGTCTTACCTACACAGATGCAACAGTTTCTCCTTCAGTATTAATTGCCTATCCAGATAATAAAATTAAAGAATCTTGGCAAGCTGATTTTGAAGAATTAAACTATGATGATAGTAATGTTACATATACAACACATTTGTCATTGAAAAAGTTAGTAGGCAATGAATATGATATTATTATCATAGATGAAATACATCTGTTGAGTGAAGCTCAGATAGAAGTATGTAAGGAATTGTTCGATACAAATGATCAAATCCTTGGTCTTACTGGTACATTATCCAGTTGGACAGAAAGAACTTTAGAAGAAGAGCTTGATCTTCATGTATTAGCTACCTATCCAATTGAAAAAGCTATTGAAGAAGGAGTTATTGTAGATTATGAAATACATGTAATAAGAGTTCCTTTAGATAACAAAGTGTTACAAGATTACAAAGGAAAATTAAAAACTGAAAAGAAACAATTTGACTCTCTAACTTGGGTTGTTAATAAAATACAAAGAAATAGAGGAGACACAATGTTTATGCGACTTGCAAGAATGAGAGTGATTCAATCATCTTTAGCGAAAAGAAATGCTACTAAAGCATTATTAACTAAACATAAAGATGAAAGAGTGCTAGTATTCTGTGGTGTCACTAAAATTGCAGACAGTCTTGGAATACCTTCCTATCATAATAAATCTAAAGAGAAACAAATGTTTGAAGATTTTGCTGAAGGAAAAGGAAATCACTTGGCTGTTGTAAAGATTGGTAACACAGGAGTTACGTATAAACCTCTTGATAAAGTGATAATTAACTATTTTGATAGTAATGCAGAGAATTTAGCTCAAAAGATTATGCGTTGTACAGCATTTGAATACGATAATGATTCTAAAAAAGCTCAAATTTATATAATTTCATCAGATGAACCTGTAGAACAAAAATGGCTAAATAAAGCGTTAGATTTGTTTGATAAAGATAAAATATTTTACTTATGATTTCATGCATCTACACAATAACCAATAAAGTAAATGGTAAACTTTATGTAGGTAAAACTAATAATTTTATCTATAGAATGTCTAAACATAAATACACTCTAAGAAACAATATTCATATAAATGAACATCTTCAACGTGCTTTTGATAAATATGGAGAAGAATCATTTGATTTTGAAATTCTTGAAGAATGTAAAGAGGAATATTTATACTCACAAGAGCATTATTGGTGTAATATGTTAGATGCATTTAATTATAATAAAGGCTACAATATGAAACCTACACATCCTTTAAATAAAGGTAGAAATAGTGTAGAAGCACTTACTAAAGTTAAAAAAGCCTTAACTGGTAAAAAATTATCTCCAGAGCACAGATTAAAGCTATCAATAGCAAAAAAAGGTAGAAAATTATCAGATGAAACAAAGTTAAAGATGTCTCAAGCTAGTAAAGGTAATAAGAAATCTGAAGAACATAAACAAAGAATCTCAGAATCTAAAAAAGGAGATAAAAATTGCATGTTTGGTAAAATACCTTGGAATAAAAAGATATAACTAAAAAAATTATTCGTATCTTTATACAACAAAAATCAATAACTAATTAAATTAAAAAGTAAAACATGGCAAGCAAATTAGTAGGAATTGTAGGTGCTACAGGTACTGGTAAATCAACAAGTATCAAGTATCTAAATCC